GTCTCTTGCCACAAGACTCGCAGCACCTGCATCGTAGCACGGCCACACAACAGATCGTCCGTCTAGTGGTTCGAAGCTAGTAAAGTACGTACTAAAAGGTTGGAGGATGCGTCCTCACTCCCTTGCAGAATAGTAAATACTTTGAAAGTAAATATATATTACACTAACGAGGCATGGCCTCACTCACATAGGAAACATATAATACTTAGGTACTGCAAACAGGGTTTCCGTCACGTCAGTGGTGCTGTTGCACCCCAAGAAGGGTATGCATGTTACGACTCACGTCGCCAGCAGTGTGACGTTCAGTATTCTCCTGAGACTCGCCAACATTTCCATCCAAGCCGAACATCCGGGTATTTGAACCACGAACTGCTGCAGCTTTCATCTGCATGTGGGCCTCCTTAGCACGGGCTGTTGTACGTGATGTGATCTCGTAGAAATCAAAAGCATAACGTGCTAAATTGAAGTCGGTCAAGTTTCGCTGAAGTCCGTATCTTGGCATGTAGCGTTCCGTTGAGTTACGGTATTCTATATACGCTTCAGCTGCATCACTAAAGTGATGCATAATCTGCCTAAATGTTGGAGAAGCATTTTCAATTATTGGCTTTAAAGGAAATGTTCTTTGTTCTTCTCCATCCATCATGGTCCAAACACCATTGATGTTCGGTGAGCAACCATTTTCTATGCACCATACCATTAGTCCGCTCATAACAACTGTCATTTGTGTGTCATCAAGTTCATATTCTTTTTGTACGGCTGCGTACCACCTATCAAACTCTGCTCGTGTTGCTCGTGTGTTTGAGATGTCTTGCTGTTGTGGCTTATACCCAAGTAGGAAATCAAGATGTAAAATATTCCTTCCTTTCGCTTGTGGCAAACGCATCTTCTTGGACATAGCTTTGAGTTTTGGTACTGTGACTGTGCCTGACGTTCCAGCATCAACGTCTTTATCTTTCTGATTTTGTGTTCTTTGCGCTGCTTCATCATCTGCTCTCTTTTTCGCATCAGCATCCGCTTTTGCTCTAGCATCATCGTCAGCTTTCTTCTTTGCAGCAGCATCTTGTCTCTGTTTCTCTGCTGCTTCATCATCTGCTCTCTTTTTCGCATCGGCATCCTGTTGGGCTTTTGCTGCAGCCTCTCGTTGTGCTTGTGCCGTTGCATCTGCTGTATTGGCTCCCGCATCCACCGTACCGCCCCCTGCTTGATGAAACACATCAATTAACTCATCTTCCACATACTCAGGTAAATCTTTGATAAATTGTGTATAATAAATATCTAATTCCCCTTCTTTGATTCCTGCTCCTGTGTAAAGATTGCGTAGAGCTGTTTCTGCTATGTATGGAGCGAGTCCTTCTTTTGCCAGTGTAGCAAATGGTTGCATTTCGAGAATCCAAGCATAAAATTTTCTAATCTCATGTAATAATTGTGGATAACCCCAAGCTTCCACCATGGCAGCACATATCGCTTCTAATCTATATTGAGGTAACAATGATCTATCCCACTCTAATATAGCAACTATTCTTTCCTGCTCCAATTTTGGGATGTACATTCCATCTATTTTGATGCCTCGTGTTGACATGAACCATAGTTCTTCTCTATCTCTAGTTCGTGATGTGAAATCAAAGTTTAATCCTAGATCAGAGAAGTGTTTGGAGAAATCATCCAACAGGTGTTCGTAATCTGGTCGAATGGCTAATAGAAGATCATCTCCATTCGCATACATTCTGCATATCTCATCTATCATATCTGCTTCAATCCCGCAAGATAGCATCGTGTAGTTAAAAGCTATGATCACCATTAATGTGTTGTCAACAACAGTAGATGGTTGTCCACTATTATTTCCTTTGAATTTCTTAATTACGGATCCATCTGGTGTTGCTATAGGAGTGTAGACGATTTCTGTATAGAGATTTTTGAGCATTCTTTCCCCAATGTTCCAATCCTCCATGAAATGCAATCTGATGTCTAAAACCGCGTTGATAAGATAAGGCGTTAAAGAACTATCGAATTGTGAACCGTCTGCATCACAGTAAACCCAACCCTCAGGGAGCTTGTTTAAGAGTCTATCCCAACCTCCATAGAATTTTGTAATTCCTACAGTCCAAGGTCCTTCCAAATGATGCGAATAGAATTGATTGTTAAAGTCATCTACGCACACTTTCCCGCCAAGTAATGTTTCCAATGGAGCTGCTGTGAAGGATCTTGTCTTATTTGCTTCTGTTTTCTCAATTGGTCGAATTTCTGCTTTAAGAGAACCATTCCAAACTCCAAGTTGCCCTTCGTATAAACGTTCACATGATTGTTTGAGAATTTCCTCTTTGTCAGTGTCTGAAAAATCCATAAAGTAATCCTTTTTCTTTCCAGTGTATAATGCTCCAACTGCTGCATTCATGTTCAATGATTTGAAAATCTCTTCTTCATCTGTGATGTAATTGCACGTTTGCATTCCAACTTTCCATAGTATTTCTTTCACCCTATCGACTGCTTTTTGAAAAGTCTTTGGATCTACTTCACCGATGTATGTTGGCTTTGCATATTTTGTGAGATCTTTAATGAATGCTGCTTTGTTCAATCTACTCTTGTCATATTTCCCAAGTAATGGTTTAAAGAAAGTATTCGCATCCTCGTGTGTCGATAAATAAAGGGAAAAGTGGGGGCATTGTCCTTTGACGACATGTTTTGTTACCAACTGACCTGGACACTTTGCAACCACTTGAAGGTTGTCTTTGATATCATTTGTAAGCCACGTTTCGTGCATCAATCCTTGTTCTGTAACTTCGCACATTATGTCTTTTACGAGTTTAGCTGTTTTGAATTTACCAGAAGGAGCTGAGTCCACGAGATTTAATCCATTCCATGCAATTAGATTTGGGTTATAATGCCAACCCATTTCCCACTTGTTCATTGTTACCAAATTGTGTAAGTACGCTTCAAAATTGTCAGGTATAGTTACAAAGAAATTGGTTTTTGAATTCGTTGCAGCTAGACTGTGTATGCCAACTATCGATTTGTTAATTACATCCACTAAAGGTAGACCACATTGGCCATCTGTTGTTGAAATCCAATGTTTCCAGAATGTGCAATTTCCTTTTGGTGCTACCACACTACTTTCAGATACTACACAAGATGAGAAATTTTGTTGGAAGTTGACTCCAACGAGACACACTCGATGGTCTCGGTTAGGCATTTCAAATTTAAGTCTTTGAGGGAAAGGTGGAAAATCCTTTGGCAGCTGTATTATTGTCATGTCCCTACATTCAATCGGATGAATTTTGACTTGAATTGAATTACGCATTTTATACAATCCTCTTGTTGATCTTATTGTTATCTCTCCATTGTTATACTTAAACAGATGAGCTGGAGTTATCAGATATGAACCATAACCTATCGCATACATACATTGTCTCACATCGTTCGAGTGATTCTCAATGATGCACAATTGGTTTGAAATCGGCGTGTAGTCACTCAATCCAACCATCATTGATTTAGATTCATGTTCTACTTCAACCTCGTTCGGTTCCGGCACTTGATTGATTGATACTACTATTGGTCTTCCTGTCTGGCGTAGTGTTCCTTCATACTCGGGGAATCCTGCTATATTATTATTGGTCACGACACGTAATGGTTCATGTGGTGTCATGTCAACTCGCAGTGCATTTGATGATCCGTGCTGTATGAAAAAGGCTCGCAATCCTGGGTTTGCATACACATGCTGACGTTCTAGCTGATCGTTATTAATGGCTTCCTCTCTGATATCGGCAAAATGTTCTTGAATTATTCTTATATCAGCGTGGATTTGCTCATCTAATGTTGCTCCTGTTAGAGGATCGACAAATCGAATTAGATTATAATCTTGTGGGTCGAATCCATACATCATGTGGAATTTATGTTGTTTCACTCCAAGTCCAACCTTTGTTCCCTTGTTTTTGCCTTTCTTTGTGTAGGCTGTTCCAAAATTTTCTCCTATCGCCTCTTGCGAGCCAGAAATGTCATATGCTGTCTTGTTATCCCGAGCTTGCTTGAATCGTAATTTTTGCCTACTCCTCTTGTTTTTACCTTGATGACATACTTTCATCTCTGACCATTTTCGAAATAAACACCAGATCATTAGTGCGCCACCAACGAAAACTCCAGCCGATATCATCAGATCTCTTTGAATCAAAGATTGATTCCATCGCCCTTCTAACTGCAAGCAATTTGCTGTCGCATCAAGACCTTGATGTATAACTGTTGTCAATGCTCCAAATTCCATTAAATCCTCTGGATTCTTAAAATCGCTACCTGAACATTGGAATTCCATAAGCTGATCCTTCACTCTTGTGAGTTTCTCGATGTTTTCCTTTGAGTGATCTTTCATATATCTTGAAGCAAGCATGTTGACTATTCCACTCAATGAAAAAGCATGTGAGGAGGAAGGATTTGAAATCATTGTATTATAATGCTCTCTCTTTGCATGTTCTTCACAGATTAATCTGTTTATGATTGCAATCGTTCGCGGTAACGAGTAAGGATCGGTTCTCAGAGTGTATGCCACTTTTCCTGCACAGGCGCTCGAAAGTCTACCATAACAATTTGTTGAGCCATACTTAAGAACAATATCATATATTTCACTGTACAGTTTTTCTGATACACCTCTAACAAAATATGGAATTTTTATATATTCACCCAACTCGAGATTGCATCCTATCTTATTGTAGTCCTTAACGGTTAACCAGTTGTGGACGTTCGAGTAAGGGACTGCATTTGTTCTGAGCATTATAACTGAATCCCTAAGTTTGTATTTCTTGAGCTTCTCATGTATTTGAGGATGCATTGAGCCATCAAATTTAACTAATTCAGACATTATGAAAGGTGAAAGTTCGAAATGCATCATAGTTCTTGCTTGTTTTACTGTACATTTCGCCAAATGGGTGGTTGAAACATTATGAGTTATAACTTTGAGTCCATATGCAAAACATAAAAAGGCTGCTTCTGTGGCTATCATAGCTGGAATCTCCTGTAATCCTTTCATTGTCACACCCGATCTAATAATAGTCCCAGGTTTGGTTCGTCCAACTCTTCCAAGTCTCTGGATTCGTTCACCGTACGATATGCTAACCTTTCGATACATTATCGCTCGATTATCGACATCTAATTCAGCGGAAACTTTGAGACCGAAATCCACCACAACATCGACATCTAGTGTAACGCCATTTTCGATAATGTTAGTGGCAACCACAAAACACTTTCTAGCATCAGTTCCATTTGTATGGATTCCTGTTGTATTCTGTTTCATTGTTCTTCCGTCAACTTTAATGACTGAATAATGATGTTCTGTAAGCGCTCGTGCTAGGGAATCTACATCACTATAACTTGCAACGTATACAAGAATGTTGTTTCCATATTTCGTTGCGTCTGCTTTAGATCCAGTGCCCAACTCCAAAACAAATTGATTCTGAGTTAAATTTTCACAAACGTGTATATCTACTGGATACTGAGTTGAGAATTCGCACTCCCTTCCTGGTGGGGTCGCTGAGACTTTTATGATTTTGCCATCGAAATTGTATTCCTTGAGTAACCAATAGAAAGCCATTGCTGGTGCTTCCATTATATGACATTCATCAAAAATGATGTAATCGTAGTTACTAATTTTGTCTGGGTTGTTTGCATACATGTGTAGTGCGAATCCCGATGTCATTATGGTTATCGGAGTGGACCCAAAAGAACTTAAACCTCTCATTTGCAAAGTTGGGCTAACATTAAATGGGGGTCCCTGTAATTGCCTACAAACATTCTCCGCTAAGGGACGAGTTGGTTCCAGCAAAAGAACTTTTCCTCGTTGACTCAAATGGTACGGTAACCCTGTTGATTTTCCTGAACCCACAGCTCCACGCAATAGAAACTCCTTTTCAATTCGATTGTGTGCTATCCCTATGCTAACTGTTGCTGCGTTTTGTCGTGTAAACTCTACGAATTCGCCACCAATGCGGTAGTGTGGAACTGTTCTGTTATTTTCCAACTGATTAGACCACCATTGCTCAAAAGTTACATCATTACTAAATGTATCCGCCGGAAGATCTTGTGTTGTATCAAAGTCTATCGTTAGTTGCTTATCAGTATTCAACGTTAATGGGTCGTCTAATTCCACACTTTGATGTGTTACTTGTGTTCCCAATAAAGATGAGAAATTAACTGTTGGGAATGTTGCGCTTTGTTCATACGTATTAATGCATGTTTTAATTTTATTCAAAACTTTGAAAACTGCATCGCTCTTGATAGGATCGAGCACCATCGTGAGGAGTGTTCCAACTGCCATAGCTTGTTCTAGATTAGTTTCAAAATTTGATTTTGCTTCGTGAATAACACCAGTACCTGTGAGGTCCAAAGTCGCCTCCTCAAGTCTTGGATGATTCTCTCTAATGTATGCTATGAACTGTTCACTTGTGAGTTCGTCTTCGTGGATTTTCATTAACTTTGCATGAATGGATCTCACTTCGCTAACTTCTCGTTCATATTCCTCTTCTCTAACTTGTTTTTGTAATTTCTTGTAATCCTGCATTGTTAAAATAACTGCATTTGCAATAGTCGAAAGTAAACCTAATATAATAAATATATGAATAAGTCTAAAGATATCAGGTACAAACCAGTAAATAGTACTTATCGCTCTTCTTTGCATGCTTTGTATTTTATTACATAAACTGTGGTGGAGTTTGGTTGAAATAGAGCTGACTTGATCTCGACTTTTCTGCACTAAACTTGATATTTGATGCGTAGCTGAGATATTGTACATTGCGCCTAAATCTACGCCTCTTTTCAGGACTAAGCACGGCTTGTAATATTTCTTGACTTCGTACACACGCCAAATTGAATATAATTTTGAATGTAATGGCAAATCTGCCCATGCTTGGTTTAAGAGATCGACGTAACTTTTTTCCATCAATGAATATAGGCGTTCGTCATATAATGCGTATCCTTCCTCTATTAATTCTCTATTCATCTCAGACCGCGTTGTCATCGCCTCAAGATGTGACCACAGCAATCTCTTTGCAGGGTCAACATGGCTAATCCCTGATACTGCGAATCTAAGCTGTGTTGAGGCCTTCTCCAGTATGGACATTTGCTGTACGATTAACTCTGCTTGCGATGTCTCTTTTGCAAGTGCTTCTAGTTGTGCAAAGATTGCTGCCACTCCTTGATTCTTAACTATCCAATACGACATTGCTTGTTCTAAGTAACAATTGTTATACATTGCGATTAGTACGGTCGGGGAAGTGACGGCCATCATTATTAGGAAAGGTTCTTCTTCTATGATTTTCTTCATCTCTTGTGGTTTAAACATGTTCTTAATCAATAACTTCATTAGAGAACTAAAAGTGTTGTGTGTTAAAGTTCCACCAACTACATACTCTCTCATTTCGCTTTCCATAGATTCATACTGCATTTTAATGAGTTGTCCTATTGTATTTGCTTTTAAAATATGGAAACCAACGCTAAGAGAACCATAAGAATCAATTACATGCATGGTTTTATGTTCATGATCTACAAGAATTTGTGGAAGTTCTGCGTTCTTAATTTCTGGAAACATGACTGATAATGCATAACATGCTGTTGCAACGTCTTTGAGTTTAGGCCATTTTCCAAGTCTTTCAATCAATTCATCGCGCAAAAATTTTGTATAATCTTTCGCTGAATCTTCATTCACGTTGATCATAGCAGCTAGAAAAATATTCAAATAACAATAGCCATCTTTCGCTATATACATCATAGGCGGGTCGGAGTTGGGCAAATCCACAATTTTTGGGTCTGTTGGATTTCCGATAGTAATGTGCCCTTTAGTTGGTGGTATTATTTCTGAGTAAACCGGTTGACCAAATTCTGTGGTTACACAACAGCAAGGACATATGTAATTGTTCTCAATCTTTCTTAGACACGCTTTGCTAAGTGCTTGTTTCTGAACCTGAATTCCAACAAATGAATCACGAATTTTCTGGAAATCAAGAGGAATCACCAATTTTCTTATAAATAATTTCCTTTGTCCATTGGGATTAAACCTAGTTACATGTTTATCATATGTGTCCTTTGATTCAACTGCTTCAAAGTAGTTTGTAAAGAATCGCTTAGCATGATACTCTCGCTTTCCCCACAGGAAATCTCCATTCGAGTCTAATTGATTATCACACATTAACGCCATTTTAATAGTACTCTTAGGTGAAATTTTATTCCTGAATGATCCTAAGGTGTCTTCTTTAGAAGACTCTTTGCGATTTTTATACCACCGGGAGATCTCGAGTAATGACGCGCTTGCTTTTACGGCTTCTTCAACCTTTAATGTGTTTACTCTAATTAGGGCCTCTGCAACACCCATGATTTGCTTTGATTGGTTATCTGTATAGTGTCCTTTCGTCTCTGCCACTTGCCAAAGTAGTGGTAAATGTTCGAACTTGGGATTACATCTTTCCTTTAGTAATGTGATCATACGTTTCAGCTTCTGGTCTTCTGCAAGGTACTCGGCTTGTTTTTCTTCAATTCGCACCAGTGTTTTAAAGAGTTTATCTCCAAATTCATCATCAGATAATTCGAGATCATCAGTATTACAATGTGTGCATGTGATTTTGAGTGTTGAATGGAGTAAAATTTCTAACAAAGCCATTCTTTTCCCGCATTTTTCCAAATTAATTGTCGGTGTGTGCTCCGTATGTGTGGTCGAGATAGCCCTATTTGCAACGTATGCATCCGTGTACCCTCGCCAAAAATCATTTGCTTGTGGGTCACTAAAATGATCAATCTCATTAATGAAGTTTACTTCTTCTATACTATTGATTATTTTTCCTTGGTGTTTTCCCCGTATTATAAATAGAGCACCATTCCGGATGTATGTTATACCGCTATCCCCTTTTCTAATTCTCTGTTCATCTTTATGTGATAATGAACCATAGCACTTAGACACAGCAGTGAGGTATGATTCCCAGTGCGCCTGAATATTAGTAACCTTGCGCTTGTAGTTACCCATCTTATGTCGTGTTTTGCAGTGCAGGTACACCTTTTTGTCTTTCTTAACTAAAGATAAACGTGTAGTGCTATTATGCTTCTTACCAACCAGCTCGATGTTTATGTTTGTCTCTTGGTTGAGTTTGAGCAAATCTTTTATCAGTTTTGTAACTGATGTTGTAACAGGTTTCTCAACACGTTTGTTTTTAATCACATCGAACCCTTCATATTTAAGGTGCTGTGTCGGATTGTGATCTTCCTTCTCGACATAAACCTGTTTCTTAATAGGGGCTCTCTTGGGAATCTCATCAGACGTTTCTAGTATAAACGTTCTCCGGAGTCTTTTAGCGTTATGGGCTTCAGCTCTCTTTGCATCATAAGTTTGGTGCTTGGCTGCGAAGTGTTCCATAACCTTTCTGACATCCCTCGGACTGTCCAAATCCGGCTTCCACTTGTGCGAAACAGTTTTCCACGCTCCGGCCATTGAAAATGGTGAAATTGGGTGAAGAAATTTAGAGAGTTCTTTCAAGGCACCTTGCGCTTGAACCGTGAACTTCGATCTAAATTGAAAGTGAATGTGTTGCTTTGCTTGTCTGTGCGATAAGTTTGGGCTTGCTTGGATGTGTTTGGTTGTGTTGTGTTGAGTCTTGTTGTTTT